TGTAAATACTATGTTATTAACAAGTACAACAGATATGGATGGAACAAATGTATGTGAATTTATATTTGGGGATAATACAGGATTTTCAAATAAAATAGAATATCAATTACAAGGAGTAATAAAAAATAGTGATGTTAAATTACCATTTAATTCTGATATATTTAAAGACATTTTAAATGCTAATAAAGATATAGATAATTGTTCTATTAAAATCTCTAATCAAGGAATGATGAAAATTGCATTTGAAGGAGACATAAATAGTATTTATTATATAGCACGAAACGAATAAACTAAAAATTATGAGCAAAATAAAACAAAAAGATTTAGCCCCTGATAGTCAATGGGGAGTTATTTATAGTAATCAATTTAAACCCAACCCAGAACCTAAACCTAGAATGTGGATTGTAGATAATTTTTATGAAGATCCAGATGCAATTAGGGATTTTGCTTTAAAACAATATTACTTTGATGACCCCGGTTATTTAGGTATGAGAACCAGAAAACAATTTTTATTTGACGGAGTTAAAGAAAGATTTGAGCAAATTATTGGTTCAAAAATTACTGGTAGAGAAATGTGGGAAGATTATGGTATGAATGGAAGATTCCAATCTGCTAGCTCAGGTACTTCTTTAGTTTATCATTGTGACCAACAAATGTGGGCAGGGATGATTTATTTAACTCCAAATGCTCCTGTTGCTTCAGGTACAAGATTGATGCAACATAAAGAAACTAAAATAAGACACAGTCAAGAACCAGTAAATGGTAAAGATATTAACCATGCTTTTAATCAACATACATTTGTTGATCCTCATCCTTATGAAGATGTTGATGTTGCAGGAAATGTTTACAATAGATTAGTTATTTTTGATGCTAAATGTATTCATGCAGCTCAAGATTATTTTGGTTGGGATATTGAGTCTGGTAGATTATGGCATATGTTTTTCTTTGATACAGAATTATTGCCAGGTCAAGTAAAATAATTTGGAGAAGTAAATTTTCCTTATTATATTGATATGTATAATAAACAAAACATTGTAGCTAGGGCACAAGTTGTGTTTTTAAATTAACCGGGAGCTTCGGCCCCATAAAATAAAATGATATGAGTACATTAGAAATCTTTGAAAGGCATATAAGTCCTTTCGACATCCTTTTTAGGAATCACTTTAAATCTGACAGCACATTTCAACCTGTTGGAAATTTCAAACAACCACATCCCGTTAATATTTTTTTCAATGATGCAGGACTTCATTTTGAAGTAGCTTGTACGGGTCTTACTAAAAAAGACATTGTAGTAGATATTGAAGGGGATATTTTAAAAATTAGTTATACTAAACTAGAAGATGAGAAATTCCATGATGGAATGATTCATAATGGTTTATCTAAAAAATCATTTGATTTAAGATACAAAATAGCACCTAAATTTGATTTAAGTGGTATTGATGCTATTTTAGAAAATGGTCTATTGGATATTTTTATACCTTTAGCTGAAGAAGCTAAACCAAAATCTATTAAGATTAAATAAAAGTTTTACTGAAAAAACGTGTCCTAGCAAATGTTTTTTCGTATATTGTCGTTATGAAAAAAAGCAAACAACTTACAATTATAGAAGATCCTAAATTGGATCCTTACTTTATAACAAAGGATGACCATTGTTATACTGTAAATGAACGTATTAAACCTAATGCTGACCATTTTAGAACAAAAGGTAAAGGAAAGGAATATAGTAAACCCCAAACTTACCATCCTAATTTAGGTAGTGCATTGGAATCTATTTCAAAAATGCAATTGCATACGAAAGAAAATTATACATCTATTGATGATGTTATAGAAAATTATAGAAAAATTGAATCAAATATTAAACAATACATTAAACAATTATGAACTTAGAAGCGCTATTTGACGCAGTTATCGTTAAACCTATTGAAAACGAAGAAGTTACTTATGGAGGTATTATTGTACCAGATATGGGTAAAGAATTAAATGAAGTAGGTGAAGTTATAGCTGTAGGTCCTGGAAAGTATACACATTCAGGAGAATTTTTAGAAACAATTATTAAGGTAGGAGATAGAGTAGTCTTGCCAACCATGGGATTCACTAAATTACAATTTGATGGTGATGAATATTACGTTGGTCCTGAGAATCAAATCTTGGCCAAAGTAAAAGTACCAGTAGAAGAAGTACTGGCTGAAACAGAAGTAAGTGAAATTGATAAAGAACATTTAACAGATATTTAATATGAAAAAAGTAGAATTTGGTAAACAAGCCAGAAAAAATTTAATTAAAGGTATCGATATTTTAGCTGATGCTGTAGTTTCAACTTTAGGACCTAATGGTAGAAATGTTGTTATAGGTAAGGGTATAGTTGAAGCACCACAAAGTACTAAAGATGGTGTTACAGTTGCTAGAAATATTGTATTAAAGGAAACTAATCAAGAACTTGGAGTTCAATTAGTTAAGTATGCTGCTATTAAAACAGCAGATAAAGCTGGAGATGGTACAACTACATCTACTCTATTAGCTAGAGAAATTATTAAAAATGGTTTAACAGCTTTAGATAATAAAGAAAATGCTGTCCAAATCAAAAGAGAGGTTGATAAAGCAGTTAAAGAAGTTGTTTCACAATTAAAGGAAATGTCTGAAGATATAACTGAAGAAAACCAATTAGAACAAATTGCTACGGTTTCAGCTAATAATGATGAAGAAGTAGGTAAGTTAATTGCTACTGCAGTTGATAAAGTAGGTCAACAAGGTGTTGTTCATATAGAATCATCTAGAACAGCAGATAATTATATTGAAACAGTTGAAGGTATGCAATTTGCTAGAGGTTTTAAATCACCTTATTTTGTTACTGATAACAACAATATGACATCAGTACTTGAAAACCCAGCTATTTTAATTGTTGATGGTAGATTATCATCAGTTAAAGAATTACTTCCAATTTTAGAAGCAGTTGGTGCTCAAGGAAAATCATTATTAATTATAGCAGAAGATATTGATAATGAAGCATTAGCAACTCTTATTGTTAATAAAATGAGAGGTACATTAAGTGTATGTGCTGTTAAAGCTCCTGATTTTGGAGATAGAAGAAAACTTATCTTAGAAGATATAGCTATCACTACAGGTGGTACTGTATTTAGCAAAGATAAAGGGATGAAATTAGATAAATTTAGTTGGGATTGGTTTGGTGAAGCTAGAGTAGTTACTGTAGAAAAAGAACAAACTACAATAGTTGATGGAAAAGGTGAAGTAGAAAAAATCGAAGCAAGGATTGAAGAAATTCAAAGTCAACTTGATAAATCCAAAACCCCTTACGAAACTGAACAATTACAAAATAGATTAGCTAAATTTGTAGGTGGTGTTGCTATTATTCATGTAGGTGGATTTACTGAAACTGAAATGAATGAAAGAAAGGATAGAGTTGATGATTCATTACATGCTACTAAAGCTGCAATTGAAGAAGGAATACTTCCAGGTGGTGGTGTTGCTTTACTTTATGCTAGAGAAGCTATTAAAAATAAAAATAGTATTGGGGCTGAAATTGTATATAAAGCATGTGGTAAACCATTTGAACAAATACTATTAAATGCTGGTTATGATAAAACTGAAGCACAACTATTAGGTAAGTATAAATTAGTTGATTCAGGAAATGATCATTGGGCTGGTATTCATGTAGATGAAGGTAGTGTAATTGATTTTAAAGAGGCAGGAATTATTGATCCTACTAAAGTTACTAGATTAGCATTACAAAATGCGGCTTCAGTAGCAGGTACAGTTTTATTAACAGAATGTACAATTATTGAAGATAAAGATGCTGATGAATTCAAAGATAGAGGTTACGAAAATAATGGAGTACCTCAACCATCATTTGGAATGTAGTAAATAATTTCGTATATTATAGTATGGCAAAAAAGAAGGTTATAGAAGAGAATATTTTAATTGCTCGCAGAGTACCACCAGGCGATAAGTGGAGACTTGTCGCAAATGAACCAGATGGACCTGTTCATAAAACGCTTACCGACACTTTGGAAGCATATATGGTGAAAACTGGCTTTAAAGGGGAGTACAGGTTAGCTCCCCTACAAAGCAAATTATTCGCAATTTCTACAACTGAAGAAGAAGTGAAACCAGAACCAATTAAAAAGTTTTCTATTTATGGAGAATACTAATCACAGTTTATTAGTTGAAAAATATAGACCTACTGTATTAGAAAATTATGTAGGTAATGATAATATAAAAACTGTAATATCTAAATATCTAGAACAAAATGATATCCAGAATTTTATATTTTATGGACCTGCTGGTACAGGTAAAACTACATTAGCTAAGTTAATAGTTAATAATTTAGATTGTGATCATGTTTATATAAATGCCTCAGATGAAAGGGGTATAGAAACTATTAGAGATAAAGTATCAAGTTTTGCAAGTGTAGCCTCATTTAAACCTATTAAAGTAGTTATTTTAGATGAAGCAGATTTTCTTACAATACAAGCACAAGCATCTCTTAGAAATATAATAGAAACATTTTCACGTACTACAAGATTTATTTTAACTTGTAATTATGTAGAAAGAATTATAGACCCACTACAATCTAGATGCCAAGTACTTAAAGTAGTTCCACCAAGCAAAAAACAAGTTGCTTATCATTTATCTTGGATTATGGATAAAGAAGGCATTGCGTTTGAAATGGATGATTTAGGTTCTATAGTTTTACAATTTTATCCTGATTTAAGAAAATGTATTAATACAATTCAAGCTAATACAGTTGATAGACAACTTAAATTAGATAAAACAGTATTATTTTCTTCTAATTATATAGATGAAGTAATAACTGAATTAGGTAAATCAAAACCAAATTTTAAAAATATTAGACAAATAGTTGCTGATGCTAATACTGATGATTATGAAGATCTATTTAGAGCTTTATATGATAGAGCAAGTGATTATATGTCTGGAAAAGAAGGTACAGTAGCTATTTTAGTTAATGACCATCAATATAAAGCTAATTTTCGAATTGATAAGGAAATTAATATAATGAGTTTAATCAATAATTTAATAAATAATAAATAATATGAGAGGAAATGCAGGTGGTGCTACACCACAACAACCCCAAGTAAATGTTGACTTACAATCAACTAAACCAGTTAAAAATTCTAAAGGTACAGACATTTGGAAGTCAAGAGTTATCCTTAGAAAAATATCTAAATATGTTGCAGGTACTGATAGCGATGCTATTATGCCTATTCCAGTTTTTGTTGATCCTTATACTGATAAGATATTAGCAGATGGATTACCAATGGAATTAAGAGAAGAATTAGCTGATTCAAGTATATTATCTGAGTAGAATGGTTAAAAATGTTTGGGATTGGTTAAAACAGATTAATTCAATTAAATCCGATCCCTCATCATTCTCAGATAAAGATTGGGAACTTTGGAATAGTTACATGATTCATAGATTTATGTCTATGAACAGTGACTTTCTAGAGTTAGTAAATGAAGCACAAAAAATTCATCCCCAAAATAAGGAACAGATATACTCAATTTATAAAGAATATGTTCCTAAAAACAATAAATGGAATAAATATATTAAGTCTAATATTAAACAACAAAAGAAAGAGTTATTAGAATATTTATCTAGATATTGGGAATGTTCACAAAATGAAGTAAGAGAATATTTGAATTTTTTGGGAGACGATGAAGTTCTTCGTATATTGGAGCGTATGGGAGTTCAACAAAAGGAAATAAATAAATTATTATGAAATTAGAAGTTTACAAATTTTTAAAATCCGAAGCAGAGGCGGATAAAAATAAAGCTCTGGCTAGTATTGAATTATTAACTAATAACCCAGCAGGTATAGGTGATCACTCAACAAAAGATTATTGGGATAACTGTACTGAAGCACTTAAATTAATTGCTTCATCTGAGGAAAGATTAGAGACATTAGAAAAATATTTCAAACCTAAAGGACAAGTTAATGGGTGATAGTGTAAAAAAACATTTTGAGTTAGTAAGCGAAGCAGAATTCGATAAAGCAGTTGAAAAAGAAAATACTATTGCAGGTTTAGGAGTAGTTGAAGTATTTGAAACATCATATCCAGAGTTATCTAGTGAATTTAAAAAAATTCAAGATGAAATGTATGAGATGTTTGCTCGTAAGCATATGGATTATGGTTTAAATAATATTGCTTTAGGTGGTGATTTAAAAAATGAAGCAGATAAGAAATTTTCACTTACTGGTTTATGTATTAGATTAACTGATAAAATTTCAAGATTAAAAAATCTTCTTAGTAACGGTAAAAACTTTGTTAAAGGAGAAGGAATGGAAGACACGTTTATTGATATAGCTAATTATGGAATTATTGGTTTATTAGTAGGACGTGATAAATGGAAAAAATAAGTTTTGGCTAAAAAAATACCTAAAATAGTTAAGGAAATTCAAAAGAATCTTCCTGAGAAGTTAAACTATGCATTTCAAAAGAATGTATCCTATTCTCAATTGACAATGTACAAGCAATGCCCTCATAAATGGAAATTGCAGTATAAAGATAAAATCAATCAAAGAGAACCTAATATTTACATGATTTTTGGAATTGCTATTCATGAAACAATTCAAGAATATTTAACTGTATTTTATGGTAAATCTAAAGTGGCTGCACAGGCACTAGATTTAGAAGAAAAATTCCAAACAGTATTGATGGAAGAATATCAAAATCAATACAAGAAAAATAATGAAACCCATTTCTCATCAGCTATTGAAATGAGAGAATTTTATGAAGACGGAGTTGAAATACTTAAGTTTTTTAAGAAAAAAGTAGGTGGTTATTTTTCAAAACGAGGTACTCATTTAGTAGGAATTGAGTTACCTATTCTAAACCGTCCTAATAAAATGTTAAATAATTTATTTTATAGTGGATTTTTAGATGTTGTTTTATATAATGAAAATAGTGATACATTTGATATTATTGATATAAAAACAAGTACTAAGGGATGGGGAGATAGAATGAAAAAAGATGAAGATAAACAATTTCAATTAATATTATATAAGCAATACTTCTCAGAACAGTTTGGTATTCCTTTAGATAAAATTGATATTAAGTATTTTATAGTTAAAAGAAAAATCTGGGAAAAAAGTGATTGGCCCCAAACTAGAATACAAGAATTTAAACCCGCAAGTGGAAAAATAAAATTAAATAAAGCTAAAAAAGCTATTACGGATTTTATTAGTGAAGTATTTAATTCAAAGGGTGAAATTAAAGATATAAAATATCCTTGTAAGTGTGGACAATGCCAAACTATTTGGACTTAGATATTTATTTTTATATATTTACATATATGTATAATCAAATATAATGTTATTAAATAATTAAGATTATGAGTAATAAAAAACCAATGACACTTACAAGTGTAAAAGTTCAAGCTGGCCTATTCGAAAATTTTAAAATTGAATGTGTAAAGAGAAAATTCTCATTCCAAAAACTTGCTGATAGAGCAATCTTTTTGTACCTTACAGATGAAGATTTTAGAAAACAAATAACAAACCAAACTAATTTAGAACTTTAAACAATAAATTAAATGAATAAAAGTTATAAGTATCTTCCTAAAGACAAAAGGAAGAAAATATTATTAATCACTGACGATATAAGAGTACATTCCGGTGTTGCTACAGTAGGTAAAGAAATAGTTTTAGAAACTTGTCACCACTATAATTGGGTTCAATTAGCTGGAGCATTAAAACATCCAGATAAAGGTAAAAGATTGGATATTAGTAATGATTGTTCTAAAACAGCTGGTATTAAGGATGCTAGTGTATTTCTTTGGTGTGTAGACGGTTACGGTACACCAGATCTTTTAAGACAGGTAATGGCTACTGAAAAACCAGATGCAATATTATTAATCACGGATCCTAGATATTTTACTTGGGTATTTAATATGGAACATGAGATAAGAAAAGTATGTCCTATTACTTATTTAAATATTTGGGATGATTATCCAGCTCCAATGTATAACAAACCATTTTATGAATCTTGTGATATGTTAATGGGTATATCAAAACAAACAGTAAATATCGTTGAACAAGTTGCTCAAAAGAAACCAAGAACTGATTGGGATTGTACTTACATACCACATGGTATACCTGAAGATAAGTTTTATCCTGTTGATGAAAAGAGTGAAGAATATAAACAACTTCTTGGATTCAAGAGACAATTGACAAAAGGTAAAGAATACGACTTTATTTTATTTTGGAATAATAGAAACATAAGAAGAAAATTACCTGGTGATATCATCATGGGTTACAAAGCTTTTTGTGATGGGTTATCTAAAGAAAAGGCAGAAAAATGTGTATTAGTTATGCACACTCAACCAATAGATAACAATGGTACTGATTTACCTGAAGTAGTTAATAATTTATGTCCTGATTATGATGTAATATTTTCTCACAATAAGTTAGAAGATAAACAAATGAATTTTATTTACAACATAGCAGATGTTCAAGTTAATATAGCGTCCAATGAAGGATTCGGTTTAGGTACGGCAGAAGCTGTAATGGCAGGAACACCAATCATCGTAAATGTTACTGGTGGATTACAAGACCAATGTGGTTTTGAACTTAATGGTAAGCATGTTGGATATAAGGACTATAGAGAAATTGTATCATTTCACGATAAAGATAAATGGGAACACAACGCCGATTTAACTTGGGGTGAATGGGTAAAACCAATATGGCCAGCATGTCGTTCTGTACAAGGTTCGGTTCCAACACCTTATATCTTTGATGATAGACCAAGATGGGAAGATATGGCTA